AGCAAAACTCGATGTCGTGCTGTACCTGATCTCCGTGCGCTCGACAATGTTCGGGCCGGTCGGAAACGACCAGGAGACAATGATCCCCCACGGAATTGACTGCGTCGTAATCCCCGTTACGGTTGGTGGCTCCCCAATAAGCCCATCCAGCTCGGTCGCATCCGAATAGGCCCATAGCGACGGAACATCCAGGCTGTTGATTGCCCGAACACGCACGACGTACAGGCCAGCGTAGATGTCCGGGATCTCGATCAGGCGCGTGCCTGTGCGGGGAGCCTGCACCCAGTCGCCATTGTCTCGGCGCCACTGCGCGTCATACATCACGGCATGCTCGGGCGCATCCCATGAGATTTCCGCATAATGCCGCGTCGTTCCCTGATGGAACGTATGGTGCTGGCTGATCTGGACGTTCGTCGGCGCACGCTGCACCCTGGGAGGCACAACCGACACCGGCAACGGATCGAGCCTCACGCCCGAATCGATAGCGGCATGTTTACCCGGATGATGAAAGACGCCGGACATGGTGAACGTGATGCCGTCGTTTTCCTTGACGGACATCACGCGCACATGTTGTGTCACCAGGTCGTCGGCATCCACAGCCCATACGGCTTCGACGGCCGGCGCTTGTGAAAACGCCGGATTGACCGTCACGACACGATCCGACACCAGGGACACAGGGCGCGACTGCGCTGTGCCGTCAGGCAGGTTGACAGTCAGTGAATCGCCCACTTTGATCGGGTGATCGCGATCAAGGGTGACGGTGCTGGCTGTTGCCTGCCGGATACGCCCGCCAATATGGCGCCCTGCCCGGTTGCGATCAGCCACCTTAACAATGCTGCCGGGCTGCGGGATGACGCCATCCAGGCCCACGGAGAACGCCACACCGCCCGTCTCCATGCGTGATGTGTACAGGTGGTACAAGCCAACGCGTTGGGCCTGACCGCGCGACGAGCAGCCAAATGCCACGACCTCGGTTTTTCGGATGCCGTAGCGACGGATGCCGTCTTCATCCTCGACAACCTCGACCTTCGAGCGGCCGAAGTCGCTGGGGTCGTTCCAACTGACAAGCGCCACGGTCTTGAGCGTAGACAGGTCAGCGCCCGTGTATTCAAAGCGGCCATCAATGACATTCCCGTTGGTGTACGTGTACACCGGATCGCCAGGCATGTCTGCTACAGCCACGACCTGCCCATTCGCCCAGTAGGCCATGCCTCGGAATACGCTTGTCAGGTCATTTAGCACGCGCAGCGCGTCGGCGGCAGATTGCAGGTACACATTGCAGGCAAAGCGCGGCTCAGTACCGCCCAGCCCATCCGGCACCATCTGGTCGCAGTACGCGCCGATCTGATACAGCGCGTACCTGTCGATCATGCTGGCGTCGATGCGCTCGCCCAGCCCATACAGTTTATTGGTCAGGATATCGAAGTACACCCAGGCGGGATTATTCGACCAGGCTCGCTTAAACGTGCCGTCCCAGACGCCGGAATAGGTGCGCGTCTGCGGATCATAGTTGCTCGGCACGCGGATGATCTGCCCACGCCAGTGATAGGCCCGCGTCGGGATCGACTGGAACTGCTCGGCATCGATCTTGATGCCAACGAGCGCCGTCATCGGGTAGCGGAACTTTCCATCAATGACTTCGGCATAGGATTGCACATAGATGTCATCCTCGACCGAGCTGGATGTCGAATCCGGCGTGATGCGCCGCACGCGCACAGCCCAGCTAGACGCGCCGGCCGGCAGTTCGATTCGGTGGGTACGCGTGTATCCGTTGATGGTCTTGCCGTCCAGGCTGGTGCGCACGACCTCGACATACGAGCCGCCGCCAACAGATCGGTCAATTGCGTACTCGACCTTGTGGCCGACTCGATCACCAAGATTCCCACCAGACTCAATCGCCTTTATCAGCCGCGGCGCATGGATGCTCACGCGCACCGCGGACAAATCCGAATTGCTGAATGCCTGCACCCACGGCTGCAGCGTCGTTACCTCAGTGCCAACAGACGTGACGTTTGCCGATGCCGGGAATCCCGGAATATGTTCCTGATCCTGAGTGCCGACTCGGTATTCAACCTGCACATTGCGGAAATTCAGGGTCCCGTCTGCATTCTGGATCGGCGTGCCGTTCAGGTAGATGTCGCGCAGCACATCAGATCCATGCGCGGGCCCAGCCATTTCCCCGTTGCCGATCACGTCCAGCACGGCCGCATAGGACGTGTTGTGCAGGCTGTCCGGATGCTCTACGGGCGTGCGAGCGCTTCCGCCACCACCCTTACCGCCGCCGCCTGAACCGACGATGCGCAGGCCACCGCGACGATCTTCCACAACCACCGTCATTGCTGATCCTCAGAATACATATCGCCAGACACCGTGACCGAGCCGACAATCATTTCGCCGTACAGGACCGGTACCGGGTTTCCCTGGGCGGTCACATTGACCGGGCCGTTGAAGTTGTAGCTGGCGCCGTTATCGGGCGACTCGACGCCAGTAATGCCTTGCGGCTGGCGAGTGAGCAATTGGGATACCCCACCGAGCACCATGGCTACGCCCATGCCGAATGCCATTTGACCCATGAGACCAGAGAACGCCAGCTTTCCAGCAGCCAAGGATGCGCCGCCGGTCAGGAATGCGGCTCCAATCAGCGCAGCACCCAGAACAATCTGGAAAAAGCCGCCACGACCAGATCCGAGGATCACAGGCGCAATGCGGATATCCTCGTCGCCCGGCGGGGTCTGCAGCATGTCTTCGCCAATGTTTTCTCGGCCGATGAATACGGTGTATCCGAGCCCCTTATCCTTGCTCTCTAGCAAAAACTTTTGAAAGCCAGGCACCATGGCGCAGAGCGCCCGGATTGCGCCCGCCGTATCGCTACAGACAAACTGATGCACTCGGCCAAAGGTCGCACCCAGGCGACCATAAAGACGCACCGTTCGCACCCTCTCTCCGGGCGAAAAAAAACCCGCATCCGCGGGCTGATTCAGCGCAATATCAGTCATAGCAAGTCTCTGTGCCTCACGATCATTCTGGTGATGTCCCGCCAGTACCCGGCATACATCACCCGCTCCGATAGCCGGGGCATCGCGTGATGCAGCATGGCGCCAGGCACCGGATGCAGGCCGGGCTGCGTTTTCAGTTCGGCATCACCCAGGTAGACGCCGCCGTGGTTTGTTCGGTCGCTGCGGTATTGCATCAGGACCACATCCCCGTAACGCGGGCCGTCATCAACGCGCACGAATCCTGCGGCCTCGAAGTTTTCAAGGTATAGCTCGCCGTGCTCCGGTTTCATCCACCAGTCGTCCGGCCGGTCGAAATCTGGAATCTCGATGCTGATTTCTCGGGTAAAGAAATCCCGAATCAGCCCGTAGCAGTCAAGGCTGCCATGGTGGAACGTTCGGCCCACCAGGGGCGCCACGTATCCGGACGGTGCAAACGAATGCCAGTCGCGCACAATAGGCATGTCGTCCCCGGCGTGCCGCCCTACTGACACGATGTGCCAGGGCATACCAGTTGCCTCGCAGGACACCAGATCGACTTCCGTCGGCATCGGGTCGCGGTCTACGTGAGAATGCACGACGGCCAGCACCTGGCCCTGGTCCTCGGCGGCCGCATAATCCTCCGCCGGCAGGCGGAAGTCCTGGCCGTGGCTTGCCACATTGCGGCACGGCACATACTGCTGCTTGTCGCCGGAGGCAACGATCAGGCCACAGGCTTCGCGGGGATAGTCCGCCAGGGCATGACGCTCGATGATCCGCTTGATGCTTGCTGATAGCCTCATCACCTCACCCTGTCCGCGCTCGGGAAGCCACCAAAACTCAGCGGTTGCCACTCTCCAAACCGCTTTTTGCAGTCGGATACCCGACCGCCACATTTATCCTGGCTCGGATCCGTCACAGGGTTGCCGTCTCGGTCAAACATTGCCGATCCCGTATAACCACACCAAGCGCCCCTATATCCGCCCTCAGGCCCGGCCATCGTCAGCCAGGAGCACATGCCGGCCATAACCTGGCGGCGCGGAAGCTGGACGCCATCGAACTGCAGCGGCGACGACAGCACAAACGTCACCAACTCCGGCGTCTCCGCCTGCTTCTGGCTGATGATCCAACGCTCATCGGGCAGGTGCTCGTTCGGGTTCGCGCCCGGATTCCCATCAGGAAAATTAACCGCATCCAGGTACTTCGCAAATGTCCGGCGCCGGATCAGTGTCGCTCCGCGCAGATCATCCAGCGCCAGGCACAGCGCCGTCACCACGCCGGTAATTGGCTCGCCTTCATCGTCGGTACCAATGTTGCTGACAGTGATCGTCGGGTTGGGCTGCTGGCCATCGCCTGTGCGCTCGAAATCCTTTGCCTCAATCGCCCACGGGTAGTAGACGTTGCCTTGCCAGACGATCTCACCGTCGTTGTGGTTGTGATACCGCTCGATATCGCCGCCAATGCCCGTACAGTCGATCTCGTAGAGTGTGACCAGATTGCCTGGAACTAGCTTTTGTACGTCCTCAAGGATCATTCCTGACCTCAATAAAAAATCCTACTAAGCAGTAGGCATGCCTGTGTTTTTGTCCAGTTCCACTAAAGGCGGGCGCAAGGTAAGTTACAGAGTCCTACTCACAAGATCAGGCGTCATGAAAGAAGACCGAGAATCAAACCGCTTCCAAGGCTGGCCGTTTCACGCTGAAGAACGGCGCGAGGATGGCGAGATCAATAACGGGGCTTTTGATCTCATCAGCCAGCCCCACAAGATCGACTCCATCCACGAAGCCACAGATGCCAACGGCCTGAGACCCCTGATCAAGTATCTCAATAGGCCTGTGGGCTGTTTCATGACCCTGGGCTGTGCTGCAGGCATAGAAGACGATGGCCTGTATTACTCTTATCTTGAGCTCACGATTCGCTACGCTGAGTTAGCCAGGAGCACGGATTGGCCGCAGGAATTTGAGCAGAAGTGGAAACACTTCCTTGAGCGTGCTGAGTCTCAGACCGAGGGAATACGACATCTGCTGGAGGAAAGTTGTCGAATGACATACAGGCACTTTTACCTGCGGCCCGAAATCGATCGGCGATTGCTCGTATGCATGGATCTACGGGCCGTTTCTGAGGCTCATCACCGGATATTGATTTCTCACGCTCAACGATTCTTTGAGCTTCTGGAGTCTGGAGAGCTGAATTAGTCACGGCGCGAACCTCTCTTCAAATGTAGCGGCAAGCGTATAGACCTTCCCGCCCATTGGCCTGAGACTGAACTCGCGCACAACAAACAGTCCTGGCTCTGTCTCCATGGGAGGAGTCCAGGAAAACGGCTTGAATCCCGCGTGACGCCTCAAGAAGTTCCGGATTGGCTGGATTTCCGTGTCATACCCAACGAACTGAAGCGGCCAGGACCGCGTTTCGTTGTTGATGCCATCGCCTACCTCTTGCGCATATCCGTCGCCGAACTGAGCAGACAGAACCCGGAATGTGCTTTTCCCATCCGGGTCGGTGCGTGGGCACCAGGTAAAAGTTTCGTATGCCATCAGCCAAATGCCCCCTGCTTCGCTTGCCAAGCCAGCCCGCCCTGGCGCTGGGACTTGATTTCACGCTCACGGATTCGTGCGTCCACAAAATCGCCAATCTCCTTGGCGAAATCCTCCCAGCCAGCAGGCGCTTGGGTTTGGCTCTGGCCGTTTGCTACGTTGACAGTGACATTGACGTTGGCGCGGCCCGAAGCGGGAGCTGATGGAGGTAGCATCGGCCGCCCAGCCATCCCGCCCGCCGCATGCCCGGTGCGAATCGCCCGGCGCAGCGCATTGAACCCGCTCTCCCCGCCCAGCGCCCGGATTTCCTCCTGATTCAGAACACCCTCGCCCCGGTGGACGATGCCAGCAGGTTCGTACTTGCCGCCGTCGCCGGTATATCCGCCAGACGAGAAAGTCCAGTTCACTCCAGGCGTGACGCCGGCCGGCGCCGCTGGACCAGAGAAAGCGCCAAACATCATCCCCGCCAGCGGCCCGGTAATCGACTGCTGTATGGCAATCCGAACCATGTCCTTGATGATGCTGTCGGCTAGGCTCTTGAAGTCCAACTTGCCGGTTGTGACGAAGTTCGTGAGCGCGTCTTCCATTCCCCGGAAGGCACCGCTTACCATCCGGCCCATGGAGTCGTACACGTTCGCGGCTTCGTCTGCGTAGTTGCGCAATGCATCAATGGCACCGAGCGCCCCATCTTGCTCTATGGCCCGCTTCTTCTCGTGGAAGTCGCGCACCATGTCGAGTTCGACTTGCAGCGACTCGCGGATCTGCTCAAGCTCAGTATCCGACAGCCCTTGAGCAGAATTCCGGCGCGCTTCGATCAGGCTGCGGTAACGATCTTCGACCTTAGCCAGATCCGCGTTCAGCTCCCGTATCCGGTCGCCCTGGCCGAAGGATTCCAGGTCGCGCATGAACTGGAGCTGGGTGACGGATTGCTGAGTGCGGAGGCCTTTCAGCACCTCCTCGACCTCAATCTGGCGCTGGCTGAGATCTAGTTGTTCAGCAAGCAACTTCGCCTGCTTCTCCATCTCAGGCGTTTTGAACTTGAGGGTTCCTGCTGAAATGCGGGCCAGCAGTTGCTCGTGCTCGGTTTCTTTGCCAAGCAGGGCAATGCGCTGGTTCAGTTGCTGGATGTATCTTGTGCCTTCGTCCAGTTGCTTTTTGGTGGAGCCACTGCTCCTGCCGGAAGGGGAAATGCTGATCGGATCCAGCGTTGTTGGCAACATCGGGCCAACAAAATTGTTCTGAACGTAATCTCGCTCCGCGGCCTTGATTTGCGCCTCCAACGCCGCTATCTGCCCCTCCTTGAAGTTGATCCCCTGTTGAAACACCCAAGAATTAACGTCGCCAGCATTTTCCATTGCTGTTTTCGTGTCTTCTATTTCTGCACGGAGACGCTTTATTTTTCCTTCCGCATCATCGGTAGAAAACATGCCGATCTCAAGATTGCCAAGCATCCCAGCCCAGCCAAACCGAGACGCTGCCGCAAACTCGACCATCTTGGTCGTGGCATCAGTCACCATCCTAACGAATTCAGCAAAAGCCCTCTTGGTGTCTTCGCTTTCTAGCGCTCCCGTCAAATCGTTGATTGCGTCCCTTGCGCCATCAAGACTCCCATCACCGCCGCTCATCAGGTCGCTGATCGTATTTTGCAGTCCGGTCAACGCCCCGCCGAATGTATTTCTAGCAGCCGCCGCCGCTCCTCCATACGATTCTTTCAGCGCGGAAAGAATCATGCCTTGCGCTTCGGCAGTTTTCCCTGTTGCCTCAAGTCGCTCGGCCAGCTTCTTCTGATCGTCGGTGAAGCGGAATCCTTGCTTGCTCAGGGCCGCCAGGCCTTTCGACGGCACATCAAGGGCGCGGCCAATAGTTTCTGCTGCTGACGCAACGCTCATGCCTGTGCGCGCAGACATATCGACCGCTGCCTGCAGGGCTTCGGCGAACTGGTTTCCCACAATCCCAGTGAACGCTAACAGTGCTGTTTGGGCCTGGGAAATCTCCCCTCCCGTCAGCAACGACGACCTGGACATGGCGCTTGCCATATCGTTCAGTTGATCTCGACTGAAGCCTGCTGCATTGCCTGTGGATTTGAGAACGGCAGCAAGCTGCGCCTGCTCTTGCTCGAAGTTACGCGTTTCCGATATGACCCTCTGGAAGATTCCGACTGCTGATATACCCGCGATGGATGTCGCAACTAAGGTCTGAACCTTACCCCACGATGTGGAAATTTCGCTCCCGGCACGCTTTGCTGCGCGCGCGGCACGGTTCATGTCGGTTTCGAAGCTGCCCGTCCTGGCGAGCAGGTCAACAACAATGGAGCCGGCTGTAGCCATATCGAACGTCCAATAAAAAACCCGCCAAAGCGGGCTTTGTTCGGATTGGAATTATTTTCCTATCCAGAAACTCACAATAACGGCCAATATTATTGATCCGATTATCCAAAAAAAAGGGCTTCGCGAAACATCCGCTCCGATCTCCCTCACCAGCGCAGATCTATCTTGCTTTTCTTGGATCTGCGTAGATCGATCCACCATAAACCCCGATGCACTAGCAACAGCTTTAATGGGTAACCCCGCAGCAGCGATAAGCGATATAGGGCCAAACAGAATTCCCCACAAGAACCAGCAACCCGTGCATCGTCCCTTTTCCCCCGCCAGATGGCCCGCAAATATCGCGCAAGCAAGCCACGCCAACAAAAACCAGAACGGGGCCAATACTGAAAACAACATCATGATGCTTGCCACTTCCGTCCCCCTCCGAAACAAAACGATACGGAAATCATACATCACGATTAAGGCGCACTCAGCGCAGCAATGGTGCGCCGATCGGCTTCGGAGAATTCGCCATCAATCATGGAATCATCATCGACAATCGCTCCTTTCAGCCAGCGCAGCTTCTCGTTCATTTCCCCGCCCGCCAATGACTGAGCGATCAGTGCTGCCGGCCTGTGGTAGCGGTGCTCATCATCAAAGGGATGTGCAACGTAAAAGGCCACCCAGTCGCAAAACTCAACGTAGGACATCGACGCCTGCCACTCGACGACCGTCCTGCCGCCGAGCGACAGCGCGATCAGGTGCCAGAAGTATCGGTCACTTCCGGCGTCGAAGACTTTTTTCCGTCGCCCCCCTGATTTATCTTGTTGATGGTCGCTAGCAGACGATTAAGTACGCTGTCCTTCAACGCCGCCGCTCTCTCGACCGACAGAACGCGATCACCAACAGCATCCACCAGCGAGACTGATACAAGCCTTGCCACTGCACGCGCGCGAGTATCATCATCTCGGGACTGCTGCGCAGTCACGAAGGCGTAATACTCGACGCCTGGCAAACGCTTGAAACGCAACAGATGCTTCTTCCCGTCGCCGAGCTCGACCTCTCGCTCATGAATGTCTTCGCTGACAAAGTTGGCTTCATCAAGAATGGGATCCATGTCGCCTCCTTACGCCTTCCAATTCCAGGTCACTTTTCCGCTGCGCTGCAGCGTGAGCGTGCCCTTCACGATGTCATTGGTGGCGGCATCGATATTCACGTCCTGGACGAACGCTTGGAATTCGGCTGAGGTGCGGCCGGTCGGCGGCGTGATCTCATCATCGGTCAGTGTGGGAACGGCTGTACCATCGGACAAGCAGATGATCCAGCTCAACGTCTCGCCCGATTCTTTCAAGTCGAATAGCACTTGGTGGCTGGCATCCTCGGGGTGCAGATTGAACGGTACCGAAACCTGGCCGGGATTGCCCAGACCGGCAACGTACCGACGATCATCAGTGTCATCCAGGCAGGTCGAATCGATCTGATCGCGTGCGCCACCCAAGCCGGAGATTCCAGTCGGGCAAGTCAGCTTGACCAGCGCAACGGTGGATTCAAGCGTGTTGAGGAAGTACAGGTGAGTGCCCTGCGTTTTCACAGTCATGGTGGACTCCAAATAAAAAAAACCGCCAGCGGCGGCGATGCAATCCGGCAAAGCACCGGGTTATCGGTTATGGATGAAATCGACCTGCAGGCCGATGCGAAACAGCTTGGTGTCGGCTTCACGGGTATCTATGATGATTCGGCAAGCCTGGCCGGCGGCATCCAATGCATCACGTACTGCCGCGGCCAACTGGTTGCAGACGCCCTCCTGGTCGTCAGCGGGGCCAGCCCAGCAATCGATCTGGATGGCATCGCTGTCCGCGTGCGGGGCTTCGCTCAGGTTCAAGTACGGATCGCCTGTCACCGTGAACCAGGTGATGTATGGAGTGGGCGTATTCTGCGGCGCCATGCCTTTGCCGTAGAGTCGATCACCGACAATGGCCTGAACCGCTGATGTACTGATGGTCTGGTAGATCGGTGCAAGCATCACTTCCCCTTGTTCTGCTGGGCCAGCTTCCTGACCGTGGCGTCGATACGCTTATTCAGGTCGGCCGTGAATACATCGATTGCTTCCTGCCCCTTCTGCTGGACGGCAGGACGCAGCCAAGGCGTGGCCGGCTGGTGGCTGGATCCGTATTCCTTCAAGCTGGCCGTCTTGTGAGTCGTGACACGTTTTCCCGCCTTCTGTCGGCGGCCGAGCTTGTCGCCGTCGTAGGCTTTGCGGCGCACGCGCACCAGGTAGCGCTCGCCCTTCGTACCGTGCGGCTCCTTGCCACGAGTCACAATGACGTTCTTGGCCAACAACCCCGTGGACTCGCTGTCCTGAGTAGAGGAAATTGTCGCCGTGAGGTTTGCAACTGCCTGAGCGCGGATCACGCGGGCGGCCTTCGCCAGGGCCAGCTTTACTGGACCACCTTTCTTCGAGACGACTTCAGCAGGTAAGGCCTGCAGCGTCTCCAGCACGCCATCCAGACCCCGCACGCTCATGATGATTTTCATGCTCAGTCCAAAGATTGGGTTTCGTCACGCTCGCCGCCTTTGAGCGGATTGCCGTCAAGGTCGTACCGCACCCCCTCATCTCCGACGTCTTCGGCGAGGATATCCAGCAGCGCATCGAGCTTGGCTTCGATGCGATCCAGTTGCGATGGCTTCATCTTCCGGGGGGTAGGGTTCCGCCGTGGCGGCATCTGGTTTCTGCTCATCATTGCCCCTCGCTCGGCCCGTCCACGACGCGCAAACGCCATTCCCTACGGGCGGTAACGTCGGCTTCTGCCGACGTGATGTTGTAGACCCGGCCATCCCACAAGACGCGCCAGACGGCCATGTCACGCTCGGACGCCGGGAACCACCGGAGATTGATGCGCGCCGAGGCTTCCGCCTGAGTAGCTGCACCGCCCTGAAACTCCCGGCCTGGGCCAGTAAGCACCTCGGCGGGCACGTTCTCCAAGCGCGTACCATCTGCCAGCACGACCGTCTGCCAGCCGCCAGAGTTGGGAATCGGCACGTTGTTCTCGTCGCGCTGAGCCGGCTCGTTACGCTGGAACGTAATACGGTGTCGAAGTCGATGCGCCAGCATCACGCCCCCCAGCCGCAGCGGTACGGAGCCAACTTCACTTCAGCAGCCCGCCGCAGCTTTTCGGCATCGTCCGGCGTTGCTTGGTAAGCAGCCTGCAACAGCAGCATGACGCCCAGCACCACGCTGCCAGGAAGGCCGTCATCCGTGCTGAGGTCATCCAGCGCCTTGTTCATATACTGAGCGGCTTCGTCCTCTGCGCCGTCCAGCAGCGCCTGCAGCTTCGCATCGTCGGCGTTATGGATGACATCGAGGTATCCCTTGGCCACGGCCAGCTTGATGACCGACATGGTTATTCCTTGCTTTCTGCCTTCGCTGATGCCGTGTCGGGCTTTGTGGTTGGCTTTGTCGCAGGCTTGGTGGCGGGCTTCGACGCGGGTTTCTCGTCAGCCTTGCTGGCTTCGCGCACCAGGCCAGCATTCAGCAAAGCCTGGCCGGTGGCCTCAGACACCTCGGCAGTGGCGCCGCGCTTGAAAGTCGTGCTGCCGTGAACGAATGTTGCTTTCGCGGTGATCTTCATGGTGCTCTCCAAATGGAAAGGGCCGCGCCATCCGAAGACAGCGCGGCCCGATGGTTGGCCCTCTGGTGTTGCGGCAATCAGCCGCCAGTGCCCGGATCGGCGTCGATTCCATCGAAGTCGCCCTTAACGAAGGCCTGGGGCCGATAGACCGTCAGACCGACGCGCTCTTCGCAGCGGATCGTGAGCATGTTCTTCACGAAGTTGTCACGATCGTGCTCGGAGATCGCGACCGTGACATCCTCGCGGTCCCATCCTTCAACGGCCAGCGCGCCGCCAAAAGCTCCAACCAGGAAATCTCCCATGTCCATGGCCTGGGTCGGAACCACGTTGCGCCCCCACAGACCAGGAAGATTCTGTGCGCGCGGGTTGGCGAACAGATAGGCGTTGTTGTCGGTCTTGGTCAGTTCGATGGCGGCCCAGTCCAGCGGACTGATCACAATGCCGTCCGCCCAATACTCGGCCAGCTCCACCTGCAGCAGCGCCAGACGCAGGCGGTCAATGCGGGTTTCTGCCTGGACCAGAACACCAGGGTTAGCGTAGGCAGATGCCTGCGTGTAAATACCATTGATGTTCAGGCCAACGCCGCTACCCTTGAGAAGCTGTGCCTCTTCCTTGAACTTCAGTCCGTACCGCAGGCGACCGTCGATGTAGGACTGCAGCATTGGAATGTCTGCAATCACCTGCTTTGACGCGGGAATCCAGTGTGCGATGGTCACAATCGGCGCCTGGGTAGCTTCGAAAGTGATGTCAGATTCCGGTTTTTGTGCGCCTTCCGCTACTGGCGCAGCATTGTTGGTGAAGACCAATTCACGCGCATACTCGACAGCGTTGCTGGAAGTGCGCCCCCACGAGATCAGGTCACGGATGGTCAGCCTGCGCAGCGCCGGAGCCTGGATGCCAGGGATGCGATCAGGGACAATCAGATCGCCAGCCGATGCGCCATCGCTCGTTACCGCAGCCTGGACGGACATCTTAAAGTCACCCTTGGGGTTGGCCGAGAACGCCTTGAAATCCTCACTTTCGGTGATTTTGGCGCCGATGGATTGCGGTTGTCCGGGAGCGCCGCCACCGTTCTGAACCTTCGCCAGCAGTTGCTCAGCGGTGGACAGGCGGGCAAGCAGCTCGCCCTGCGTCGTCAGAGTTTTGTCGATATCGGCACGCAGTTGCTGATCGAGAGTGCCGCGATTCTTCATGTCGGCATCGGCCTTTTCAGCCATGGTTTTGAGCTGGTCGCCAACCGTCTTCAGGTTGGCATTGATCTGTTCGATCTGCTGTTCGGGAGTCATGATTACCTCGTAGGCAAAATATTGGTGAGTGATGCCGCCAATGCGGCGGTGGTACTGAGTGCGGCCGCATCGCGCAGGCCGCGTTCGGTGGCATCACGCGCACCGCCGCCAGCCGAATCGCTCAGGCTGGACTTGAAATCTGAGATAAGCCGTTGGGCTTCGCTGCGAGGCATGCCGGTGGCACGCAAGGAGGCCTCAATGCGGCGCACGGCACTGACCGAGGCCTTGGCGTCCGACTTGGTAGTCTGATCGGCGGAAAGCAGTTCATCGGCATAACCCTGCTCGACCGCAGCGCTACCGTTGATCCAGGTCTCGCTGTCCATCTGCTTTTCGATGTCCTTCAGGTCAATACCGGTCTGCGCGACATAGATGTCAGCAATCGCCGCATCTATCGGTTCCATGTCGTCAGCGAGGCCACGCAGCTCGTGGCGATTGCCGATGGCGATGGTCCAGCAGTTATGCACCATGAAGAAACCCGCTCGGGCAATCTGAATGGTGTCGCCAGCCATAGCGATGATCGATGCTGACGATGCAGCCAGCCCGATCACTTTCACGGTCACTTCGCCCTGGTGGTCTCGCAACAGGTTGTAGATGGCAAATCCCTCGAACACATCACCGCCGGGGCTGTTGATGACAACGGTCACTGGACCGGCGCCCATGTGCCGCAGTGCGGCGGAAACGCGTTTGGCCGTCACTCCCTCTCCCGTCCACCAGTCGTAGCCGATCACATCCATGATCGTGATGGTTCGATCAGCGTCGTCATTGCTTGCCGCCTGAATGCCAGGATCCCAGCGGTCGAACACCGCGGGCGCGATAAACGTCTTTGCAGACGCGCGGGGACGACCGCCCGGTGCAGCCGGAAGGCTTTTGTTACTCATGTGAATATCCTTCAGGTTTCGGCCGATTCGGCCATCATGTCTTTCAGCCAGTTGGCCAGCGCGGCGCGGGCCTGTTGGTCTGCAGTGTTGCTGCCCAGGCTATCCAGCGGCGCCAGGGCGGTCTGCACGGTCAGCACCGCAGCGTTGCCGCCCATCGGTGGCCGGTCTTCCAGTTCCCGAACTTCGTCGCGGGTCAGGATGCCGTTGTTGACCATCACGCTATAGAACGCCGCCCGCGCCGCGCTATCGGCACGCAGCAGCCCTTCCACGGCAAATTTGGGGTAGTAGCGCAGGCGCTCGGCCGGCGTGAGCAAATCCTTGACGATGCTCTGCTCGATGCGCTTGAGCCATGGGCCCAGCGTAAATACGAGAAACCCGATCATCTGCTGCTCGATGCCGGTACCCCAGCTGGTCGACTTGTCTGTATGCCCCACCATCCAGGGCGGAACCCGAAACCAGCGGCAAATCTCCTCGACGCTAAATGCCCGCGACTCCAGGAGCTGCGCATCCTTCGGATTGATCCCCAGCGTGCCGACCTCCATGTCAGCTTCTAGGATTGCTGGCTTTCCCGCATTCACGGCCCCGGACAGGCGATCTTCAATGAACTCCCGCGCCTCTTTGCGCTGGTCCGGCTTCATGACCTTGGGGTATTTGAACCACGTCGTGGGCATCAAGCCGCGCCTGAATGTGCCGCTGGCGGCTTCATCCGTCGCCAGAGCGGCGCCGAAAACTTGAGCCCCGTAATGGATCACCGACACACCGGTTTTCCCGTCCAGGGACCAGCCCGGGATCGTCCATATACGAGCAGCGGGAATGATGCGCTGTCGCCCGTCGTCCTCGGTGTAGCGGTACTCTTCATTTCCATCAGCCTTGCGCGTGATTGACAGGCGATTCGGATAGAGGAATTGCAGCCCTACAACACGATCGCCCACCATCAGTTTCTCGCACTGCGCATTGCCGCGCAGCAGCATGGCGGATACGACGGACTCCCAATGTACAGACGACACCGTGTCGGCATTGGGCTGCGCGCCCAAAATGAAATGCAATGGATGCTGCGGCGCCGGACGCTTGCCGTCACGCGTGCGCTCATGCATGCCCAGAGGCAGCGTGCCGATGGTTTCGGAGATCAGTCGCACGCACGCCCAAACCGCTGACAAGCGCAGAATATTCTGATCGTTGACACTCACGCCTGCCGAACTGGTCGCCCCCAACCTTGCCCAGGCATCCACATCGGTGAGGCCAAACGGGGCGCCCAGCCAGCCGAGCACTGCTGCCCGGATCCGGCCCACCTTCTGCGCTTTCTGTTTCATCCAGTCACCGCGTTGTTGAAGTAATCACTCAGGTCAGGCTCAGCATCACAGCTCAGCGCCCGGCCCATGGCCATGATCAGCGCCACCGGCGCATCGATCTTGTTTTCCGGCTTCTCCTTCGTTGGATGCCGCAAGCCGGAAAACTTGGATTCCCGCATCACTACATTGCTGATCATCCATGCCACGGCCGGGTTGGCGTCATGCGCCAGGTCTTGCGTCAACACCAGGTTCTCAATCTCCACAATGGGCAGAGTGAACCGGGCCGACGTCTGCGGCATCTCCACCATCAGGATGCCGTCCTCATCCGCCAACTTGGTTGCAAAATAAGTTGCGAACTTCGGGTCATATACGACCTCCTGCACCTGGTGCGTCCGAGCCAGCTCCTGCAGGTCGGCACGGATCACGTCGAAATCCGTCGCGTTGCCCGGCGTCACAATCAGGTGGCCAGACTGCTCCCAGCCATAGAAGTGCCGGTTCTCCGGCGCGTGCGCCTGATCCTCGTTCAGGTAAAGACGGAAGATCACCGCATAGCCTCCGTCGGGTCGCTTGAACACAATGGCCAACGCCGCAATGTCGCTTTTCTCCGCCAGGTCCAGGCCGATCCAGCACGGTTGGCCGACAAAGTCCTCGATACGCAGGCCGACATCACCACAGTCCGCCCACTGCTCAGCACCCAACCAACGCGAGCCACCGCGTACCCAAACGTTAAGGCGCTTGGTCAGCAGGTTCGGTAGTTCAGTGGGCTGGCGCCGTGCCCGCTCCACCATTGCCCTCAGCTGCTCCTCGTACACCGAAACGCCCAAGTTCGGGTTTGCCTTGGCCCACTCCACCGGATCATCCCAACGCTCCGGATGATCGACGGTGTAGATGATGACCAGCAGCTCGTCATCCTCGAAGATCCCTTCGAGCACCTTCGTGGCGTACTCATGCTGCGAGTACCCAAACGACGACAGATCAAAGCCCGCCGTCGTGATCTGCCAGATCATCGGTTGCCGCCTGGCCCCCATCCCCGACTTGATGATGTCGTACAGCTCGCGGTTCGGATGCGCGTGCACCTCGTCCAGCAGCCCGGCGTGAGGGTTCAGACCGTCCAGGCTCTTTGCGTCGCGACCCAGCGGCACCAGCTTGTCGGCGCGGCCCGGGCGCGGGTCGTACATCTCATTCAGCCTGATGCCGATGGCGCGACGCAAGTAAGGCGACGCCTGGACCATACGCTGCGCCTCGCCGTGCAGAATCTTGGCCTGGTCCATCTTCGTGGCCGCGCTATAGACCTCCGCGCCGCCTTCGCCATCGAACGCAAAGAGGTAAAGTCCAACGCCGGCCAGCTTCGTGGTCTTACCGTTCTTCCTGGGGACTTCTTCCCATATCTCGCGGAATCGCCGTGTGCCGTCCGCCCTCATCCAGCCGAAGGCCAGCGCCACCCAGAACTGTTGCCAGTCCGACAACTCGAACGCCTGACCTGCCCACTCTCCCTTGGAGTGCCGCAGGAACAGGAACGACTCCAGAGCATGCTGTGCCAGATCTTCACTGAAGTACAGCCCGCGCGCATGGCAGGTTTCCAGATCCCGGTAGTGACGCTCGACAGCCAGCCGAATCCACTTGCAGACCGGGATCTCGCCGGCCATGACCTTACGGCCATACGCATCCCAGTCGAACGACCGGGACACCTGGGCGGCGCTCATACCGATCGCAGGCCTGCCGCGACACGGCGACGGCGATGCGCCTCGACCGGATCCTCAATGCCCGGCAACGTCGGCTGGCCTGGGAACGCCCGTTCGCCCATCACCTTCTGGAACGAGGGTATCGTCAGCGCCGCTTCGGGCAACCAGGACAGCAACTCGCGCTTGAGCGTCCGGGCAGCATAGAAAAGCTGGTGCGGCTGCTCATATCCGTTCGGCGTCTTGACGATGTAGCTACCGCCGTGCTCCCTGGCGAACTTCGTCAACTGCTCCTCGGTATCAACCCACCGAGCGAACGTCCGGCAGATGACCGTGATCGTCATAGCGTCCGTCAGATGGATCAGCCCATACTCCTGCAACGCTTGTGTGACGTGCTCCCACAGCGCCTTTTCTTTTGCCGTCAGCTTTGCAAGCGGCCTGGGGATTTCGGACGCCACGTTATCAGCAGGCGCACCATCCCCAACCGCAGCGCCTGATGGGACTGGGTAAAGATGTGTGCTCATGTGAATCCAGGGAGGCCATCTTGACCCCCCCCCTCTTCAAAAATCTGTCGTGCGCGAAAAAAGACTGGGCGGCGGGTGTCCGGCAGGATCACCCGAACTTTCGACCCACCCCTCCCTTTCGACCGGCCGCGGCTTCGCGCTGGGTTTTCCTGCGATGGCAATCCCGGTTGATGGCGCGAAGGTTGTCCGGATCGTCGCTCAAACGGCCATCCGAGCCGCGCGTGTTGTCGATGTGGTCCACCTCATGCGCCACCAGCGGTACGGGCTTCTTAGCGCAATCCTCACACTGACACAGGTACCCATCACGACGCAGCACCTGATCACGCAGCCGTCGCCATGGTCTACCGCCACGACCGGACTCGTCTGAAGCCTTGATCCATTCCTTTTCCGCATCGCCCGCGTGCTTGACGCAATAACCGCTGCCGTCGTACACCAGCGTTCCACAGCCAGCATGCATGCATGGTTTGGGGGATTGTCGTGCCATTGTTCTTGCCCTGCTGCGATTTACCCGGGCCAGGCGTAAGGAGCGCGTCGCAGCTCGCGGAGGGTTGCCCAATGAAAAAGGCCCGGAGCAGTGAGCCCGAGCCTTTTGAATTTAGTAGCGAGTCGCAACGACCGCTGGAATGTAGCGTATTCTGCCCTACTTTGTATAACCCACGAAATTGTTTTTACGCGACACGCGATTTTTTCTGCTCGTGCTGCCGCTTCCAGTCCAGCCAATCGCTGATGCGAATGTCGGCGTGGCATAGCCTGCGGTGGATCGTCGCCCTGGTGACGCGCAGCTTTTCCGCCACCTGATCCATTCCGCCCTCCCATGTGTAGTGCGCAACCACCGTCTTACGCAGGTCCTCCGGCAGCTGAGCAACCGCTGCATCGATCTCCATTGCATCCGCCTCTTGCTCGGCATTGAACTCCACGACGCTACCCGCCTTCGGCGCATCTCCGTCATACTCGTAGTTCGGGCTCCGATAGCCGCAGGATCCCGCACGCCACTGCGCCCAGGCCTGGAGCCGCATATCTATCCATTTAATTCGCTGCATCATCCTTCCCCTTGATCCACTTTGTCCCGATCTCATGCCCGTTCTCCTTCGCATAGAACGTTGGCTGCCCATTCATTCCTGCGCGTATCTGCCGGTTGATCGACTCCGCGCCGAAGGTTTGCCGAAGCCGATCGATAAAGGCAGCCGTCTCGGGCATTTCCTCGCGAAGATTCTTGCTCACTCGTCTAACCTCAAAAAGGTTGGACAGGAGGGTTAGACGCTTGAGAGCCGCATAAACATTGGCCCCGTCCAACCTCCTAACCATTACCAGTAAAAAAATAAATACAGATCGAAAACAGTGCGCACGCACGTTACGCGCACACGTATGCGCATGTGCGTAGGAAATCCGAGAAAAGGTTAGGAGGTTGGACGGGGCCAATGTTTATGCGGCTTTCCGCCGTCCAACCTGACGGCCAACCTTTTCGGGTTAGACGGAAACGCGCGCACGCGTCTCATCGCCACCCATCCCTGGTTGTGCGTCAGGTTGACCGGCTTCGCGCCGATAGAGAGATCAGATAGGCAGATCAGCATCCTCATCCACCATCGAATACCGGCTGTCGCTGCCGGCCTGCTGTTGCGCTGGCGGCACTGACGGCCGCACATAAAAATACGTCCGCAATCCACCGCTCTCACGGATCTTCCGCCAGCCCAGGCGCATCATGATGGAGCCGACACGGGTGGTTGCGGAGCGCTGCCCGTCAATCTTGGAGATCTCCATCTTGATCGCGCCCATGAGAATGTCTGCGGACGTGAACCGGCTCTTTATGGCCTGCTCCGGTTCGTTGAGCCAGATCGCAATCACCTCCATCCAAGGGTCGACAATCTCGCGCATCTGCTGCTCGGGAACGATCAGTGTTTGCTCCTCCTGACGCGTCGGGTACGCACGCTCATCAGCCAGCACCTCGGCTACCGCCTGCGCGAACAGCTGGTCCCGGTCGCGCTGCAGGGCCGGTATGTCGATCTTCCCGCACAGCACTGACCAGAATCGCCGGTTGCCTGTCGGATCCTTGTGGTATTCGTAAAAATTGGTCGTAGCAGCGAACACTGTCTGGCGCAGCTGTGTGATGGTTCTGCGCTCATAGGCAGGCCGATACCTGTCGTTGTTCTGCGTCAGGAAGGCCTTGATTCGCGTCGCCTCGGCGCGATTGAACGCGTCGAGTTCTGCGATCTCGTAGATCCAGACACCGAAGATCTGCTGATACGCATCCTTGTTGTTCATGTCCAGCGGCGCATCGGAGAACCATTCTCCGCCCAGGACGCGTAGTGACGTGGATTTGGCGGCGCCCTGGCTACCCTCCAGGATCAGCACGTAGTCGGCCTTGCAGCCAGGATAGAGCACGCGTCGAACCGCCTGGCGTAGCCACAACCGGCCGATCAGGGCCGTGTATTCGTTTTCCTCGGCGCCGAGATAACGATGCAACCATAGGCTGTTACGCTCCTGCCCATCCCAGCGTTTTTCCACCGCCATCAAATACTCGCGTACTGGATGGTATTTGTTCCGAGTTGCGACCAGGCGCACGCCTTCGCTGATCGTGCCTGTCGATCGAAACAGGAGCCCGGCCCTGGTACCGAGCCACATGCTCAACTCCAGGTCATCGTCCGTGGTCCATTCTCCCGGCACGCTGTCCCAGGGCGGTTGCCGCAGCTTTTCTATCCGCCCGGAAAACTCATTGAAACCAACCATGCCGCGCAGCTCCGGGCATCGCTCCAGGGCTAGGGCGACATTCTCCTTGCAGTCCTCAAAGCCGCCCCTGGGCCGGCAGATGAGCGAATCCTTCCAGTATCTGTCCGCGTCAGCGGGTCCAGGGGTAGAGGCAGAGTCGGGAACGTGATCCTGATCAGGAATGCCGGAGACTGGATCCGGATCCTGTTGGCATTGCGGCTTTCTCAAGTTCGCACGAATCCAGGCCAGCAGCTCGTCCGGGGTCCGGCCATCGTCCAATGCATCGACCACATCCCACCCGTCGGCAACCGCGCCTGGCGCAGGCACCTTGATGATCCTGACGACGCAACCGATCCCCAGCAGGATATTTGCGACATCCTCGGCGGCCTTGATGCCCGGCTGCGTCTGCCGGCCTTTCTCCGGCATCTCCGGCAGCAGATCGCCAGAGATCTTGTCGACCTTGGCATCGCAATCCGGCCATATGATGACCTTCCTGCCAGCCAGCGGACTCCAGTCGGCCTTGCTGACTGCTTTACCGCCGCCGGGCCAGGACACGACATCGTAAACATGCGAAAACGCCGCTGCCGCCGCATCGCGGCACTTTTCACCCTCGACCACCAGGACATAGTCGCGACCGGACATATCATGCAGTCCGTAGAGCGGGCGCGGTACCGGAAACTGCATCCAACGCCAATCCCTGCGTCCTGTGCTGTCCTGGGCATACACGCACGGCAGGACCTCTTTCCCGCCATCCGACGTGTTGAATCTATGGATGTAGCCCAGGATCGCGCCGGCCGAGTCCTTGTAGGCCCATGTATGGGAGGGACGCCCTCGGACTGCATGCGCAACTGGCGGGATTGATGCACCAGGAGGCACAGGCAGGATCGGCGACCACTCGGACGACTTGCGCACAGGATTTTTTTTAGCAGGAGACGACGAGCCAACCACACCCAGCCGTTGCGACAGTTCCCTGGCGGCCTGGCCCTGGTTGTTGCCTGTATGGATTGCCGCGTACAGAGATATCAGGTCGGAGCCTTTCTCTCCAGACGAAAAGTCCGCCCACACGCCTGTACTCAGATTGACCGACAGTGAGCGGCCCGCATCACCCCGCAGGTTTCCACACCGCCACTCATGCCCCGCACGATTGCCGTTCGGCAGCCAATCAGCCACAAGCTCCTCGGCGCGGTTCAGGGCAGCGTCCGCGATCCCTTGAAAATCCAGTTTATCGTCTGCCATGCCGCCCCCCGAAAAGTAGGGATGGGGCAGGAATTGCATCGCTGCCATCCTCTGCTATCTGGTAGACCGCAACTCTTCGGTTCGACCCCTCGACGCGCACCAGCTCGGCAACCTTGATGCGTTCTGCGGCACGTAGGCGCCGGCATGACTCATCCACGACAGGGACTGCGCACTTCAGCTTAAGCGCCAATTGCCTCACCGTGCGCGGATGCTCACGCAGCGCCTCAAGGATGGATTCCGCGACTTCTCCGATCGGCCTCCCAGGAGACCGACGCTCTATATGCCGTTCACCAGTTCGCACCGCACGCACCCATGGAATTTCGTTCGCACCAGCAGTTCGCGCCCATCACGGCACCTTTGGACAGCCAGTCCAGATAACCGGGCGTCACGACGGTCAGGCCGGCCGCTAGCAGCACAGCATCTAGTCGGTCGAGCTGGAGTCCTTGCTGACCGGATAGCACCCTACTGCTGGCGCTGGACGCATCTTTCCATCCAGCGGCCGTGCTGATGGCGTCCCGTCGGCGCGGGTCGGTCAGCGCGTCACGCAGGACACGCTCGACCGTGAGCCGGGGTTTTGTTGGAACTGAATTCGACGAATCAATCATCTGCAACCCTCTGCAAAAAACGCTGCGTGCCAATGCGTATGCATCGGCGCACACTGCTGACATCGATGGCCCCTCAGCCATCTCCGCCAAACAAGGAGCCAACCTATGACCCCCGCAACCACCACACGGACAGAACGCTTAATGCGCAAAGCCGCTGAAATCTGCATGCAGATCACTGGAAGAAATCATGTTTCCGATGACCTGCTTTGCTCCGTCTTCCAGTCGCTTGACTTGGAGGACTATCAAAATAAAAACGAAGAACCGCCCCAGACGGTAGGAATCTGCCATTAGGAACGCCCTTCGAATAAGAGCCCATCGAGCGTCAATGACGGCTCAGCCTTAATTAAGCGACGGGCCATGTCGGGCGAAGGCCGTCGAATACCCACCGCTATTTGGTAGAGGTATTTCGGGTTCGCTCCAGTAGCCTCGTGGAGCCTGATAAAGAGAGAAGGTCCCTCTTTGGAATAAAGGTCGGACAATGTGCTCATGCCACCTATGGTAGCGACTCGCTACCGTTCCGTCAACAGCGAATTGCTGGTATGCCAGCGAGTAGCTGATTGCTACTATTAGAAGATATGGACAATAGAGAAATTCGCCTGCACAACCTCAAGTACGCCATCCGATTTTTCGGAGGCACGGCCGCACTGGCAGAACGAGCAGAGTGCAGCAAGAAGTACTTAGAGCAAATTGTCCAGGGCTTTCAGAGCGGCAAGGATAAAAACCCAAGAAAACTGGGTGACTCGGTAGCAGCCAAGATAGCAAGAGCGCTAGGGCACGATCCGTACTGGATTGACCTGCCACACCCGGAGCTATGGGACGCTGACGCAACAAACGAAACAGCGACAATTCCGGGGCTTTCCCTACTGGATAAAAAAACAGGAATTGTTACGATTACCCGGTACAACACTGGGGGATCTATGGGGACAGGCACAATTCTGCGCGATCAGCCGGGAATAATTGAGCGCTTAGACGTCAGCAAAGAGTGGCTCGAGAAGAACGTCCGAGGGTTTACCTCCGCGCGGAACCTGTGTGTGGTGACCGGATTTGGTGACAGCATGCGCCCGATGTTCAATCCAGGGGATCCGCTGATAGTTGATGCCGGCGTGAAGTCCGTCGAGTTCGATGCTGTCTACTTCTTCCGGGTTGGGGATGAAGGCTTTATCAAGCGACTACAACGCGTACCAGGCACCGGCCTACTCGCAATTTCCGAGAATCAAGCATACAGAGACTGGATCATCCAGTCCGACATGGACATGGAGGTGTTCGGTCGTGTATTGAAAGTCTGGCGTAGCGAAGACTTTTAGCCGCACCTAAATACCGACGATTCCAACCCACACAACCCCGATCAAAACAACTTAAAACAACGAGATCGGGTCCACGATTCCCCCCCATTTGGCCCAGCCAACGTCACAGACTCAGCCTTGTTAGGCCTGGACTCTCTTCGAAGATCCATGGTTTACCCTTATTTCGCCCAATTGGTAGCAATTCGCTGTTGACTGTATAGTAGCGACTTGCTACTATAGTCACCATCACCTGCAGCCAGGTGTTGGCATCCTGGCACTTCATTCACATCTTCAGGGTATTCGATAGAACCGGGGCCTTACACCGGGTGCAGGTGGTGATCTGACATCAAGGAGCTGTCATGCAGACACCGCAAATCTATCTCCCCGGACAGGCCGTCCCCGAACTCGAAGGCACCAGCGCAGGCATCATGCGTGGCGACGACGGCACACGGTACGTCCTGGTGGTTCCCAATGACCCCGCCACGGATACCGATGTCTCCGAATGGGGCTGCTACGGCAAATCCATCAACGGCGCATCCTCCCGCTGGGATGGCCTCCTGAACACACAGGAACTGGTGGCATCCGATTCCGACCTTGATGTTCTGGAACTAATTTCCAAACTCAACGCTGGCAACGAATCCGCCCCGTTCTACCTCCCCTCCCAACGCGAACTCGCGCTGTGCTGGGCAACGGTCCCCCACCTCTTCCAGACCGACGACTGGTACTGGTCCAGCACGCAGTACTCGGCCCACAGCGCTTGGTTCCAGTCCTTCCTCAACGGCCTCCAGGTCATCAACTACAAGAGCTACGCAGGCCGTGTCCGTGCCGTCCGCAGATTAATTATTCAGTAATTCAGTCATTCCGGAGGGCTTGCCATGAGTCTGCTCAAACGCCTGCAGCGCATCTGGTACCAGGTATCGATGCGCAAGTCCGAAAAGGACGATATCCCCCCAACCGCTGTCGCCGCAGCCGGTGTAGTCCTGTACGGGCTCTACATCGTCATGAGCATCGGCGCTGCCGTGGGGTTCTGACATGCGGCCCGATGCCACCCGCGAACAGCTCATAGAGGCGCTGCGCGTATCGGGCATCAACCTAAGTCTGGCCGCGGCATTGCAGTCAAAAGCCCTCGCCCTGGCCCTCCGCAACACGGCGATTGCGCTGGAAAAGCAGCGCAAAAAGTCGCCGCCCATCGATCACAAACGACTCGCCGCCGGCGACATTGATTGAGCGAACAATGAAACCAACACCCTACAACGAGGGGCCATATATGGTCCTGGGCCTTTGCGGCAGAGCCGGCGCAGGCAAGGACACTTGCGCCGACATTCTGTGCGAAGCATTTAGTTTTTATCGGCTGGCATTCGCCGATGCCGTCCGGGCGGAAATCGTCCACAGCTTCGGCGTGGATCCTGCCATTTTCAGCAGGGAGGACAAGGAGCAAAAAACCATCGGCCTGGCTATCGGTCGATGCGCTGACGCGGACTTCATCCGCCTGATGTCATCCAGGGGCGAGAACATCAGCGCCGCCAGGACCCCGAGGGAAATCATGCGCTGGTGGGGCACCGAGTACCGCCGCGCCCAAAACCCAGCCTACTGGCTGGACCGTGCCGCAGAAAAAATCAACGACGCAATGCGCCGCGGATTCCGCCGAATCATCGTCACCGATGTCCGCTTCACCAACGAAGCAGACCTGATCCGTCACTACGACGGAGACGTATGGATGATCCAGCGAAATTCCGCTGACGCTGCGCGTGCTGATCACCAGTCAGAAACGGAAGTCGGCCTGATTCATACCGACGCGACCATTGAAAACAACGATTCCATCGTGCGCCTGGCGTCCCTGTCAGTGCGCACTCTCATCGACCGCACCGACGAACGCTCACGACAAGGAGAGTGACATGACTACCGTTATCGAAAGCACCACACGCATCGAGGCAGATCAAGACCTGCTGCGCCAATTGCTGGCCATTATCTCTCCCCCACCGCCAGATCTTAACCCCAGTCCGGATCCGGCCCTGCTCAATGTTCCCCTGCCGGGCCAGAACTGGCCCGAGCAGGGCGGCACCTACGCAGGCATCATGCGCGGAGACGACGGCACCCTCTATCACCTGATCGTCGGCCCCGAGGCCACGGATATCGGGGACCAGCCCTGGGGAGCATATGGAAAGGAAGAGCCTGGAGCGACATCAATATGGGACGGCCGGGCCAATACTCGCGCCCTTGTTGATTCCAAGCATGACCACCCGGCTGCGCAGGCAATCCACCAGGCCAATGCCGGTGATCAATTCGCCGACTGGTATCTGATGGCCCAGGCCGAATCCTCGCTATGCCGAGCGACCTGCCGGCACCTGTTCCAAAAGACCTGGTACTGGACAAGCACGCAGTACTCGGCCCACAACGCTTGGTGCCAGTCCTTCAGCGACGGCGACCAGGGCATCATCGACAAGAGCAGCACAGGCCGTGTCCGTGCCGTCCGCAGATTAATCATTCAGTAATTTAGTTATTCGGCGCGTGGCGCCGATTACCGCTATGGCTATCCACAACCACCTACCCGTATACAAGCTGGCGCAAGATCTCTTGCGTATGTCTGCATCCCTGACCAGGCACTATCCGAGGCATCAACGAGGCATCGCCACGCGCATCAACGACGCATGCCTGTCGATGCTTGTTCTCATTGCCAGGGCGAACGCAGCGCGGCGCAAGATCGAGATCCTCGACGAGCTGCTGGAGCAGCTGCACGTTGCAGAGATCCTGTTCCGACTATCCCTTGATGAGGGAATTCTGTCTGACAGGCAGTATGCCCGTGCGGCCGATGTATGCGCGAGGGTCGGCAACCAGGCCGGCGGATGGCGGCGTAGCCAACAACGCAATGCGTCAGGAGCGTGATCGCCATGGCCGTCACGACAGTACGCAACTTGAATCTGGTCGCGCCATCGGCTCACAAGGCCGGTGCCATGCGCATCACAGATACCGCTGGCAGCAGTCAGGGCAGGTCTGGCGCAGTTTCCGAACTGATCGGTAATAACCTTCGGTCCGGCGACGTGTTTTGCGCGAATAAACGCAGTACTCGGCCCACAACGCTTGGTACCAGTCCTTCAACAACGGCAACCAGAACATCAACAACAAGAACAACACAGGCCGTGTCCGTGCCGTCCGCAGATTCAACCCAACCCGCACTCTGCGATGTGGTGACAGCCCATCGCGACTGCCGCCGCCGCAAGCGCAACACCAAGAGCGCTATCGCGTTCGAGCTGCACCAGGAGCGCAACCTGTACGAGCTGCACCAGGATCTGATTTCAGGCCGATACAGGCCCGGGAAATCGACCTGCTTTGTCATCACCAGGCCGCGCCCAAGGGAGGTGTGGGCAGCAGATTATCGTGATCGCGTCGTTCATCACCTGCTCTACAACCATGTCGCGCCCCGCTTTATCGCCGGCTTCGTCGCTGGCAGCTCGGCCTGCATCCCTGGCCGAGGCACGCTCTATGCTGCTACGCGCCTGGAGAGCGACGTGCGCAGCATCACGCAGAACTGGAGCAAGCGCGCATTTTTCTTGCAGTGCGATCTGAGTAACTTTTTCGTCAGCATCAGCAAGGAAATCGTATTCGGCCAGCTCTGCGAAAAGCTGCCGCGGGGATGGTGGCGTGACCTAGCCGAAACCATCCTGTTCCACGACCCACGCACGAACGTCGACGTGCGCGGCAATCTGGACCTGGTGCCGCCCCACAAGAGCTTGTTCAACGCGCCTGACGATCATGGTCTGCCGATCGGCAACCTCGATAGTCAGTTTCTAGCCAATGTCCACCTCAACGCCCTGGATCAGTTTGTGGTGCACCAGCTGCGCTGCAGATACGTGCGCTATGTGGATGACTTCATTCTGTTGCACGAGTCTCCAGCGTACCTGCTGGAGGCATACGAGCTCATCCAGGAGTTCCTGACGCAGCGCCTGCGCCTGTTCATTAACCCGACGAAAACCGTCCTGCAGCCCATCGAGCACGGCATTGATTTCGTCGGCCAGGTGATCCGGCCGTGGCGGCGCACCGTACGCCCCAGGACTGCCAATGCTGCCGTTTCTCGGCTGCGGTCGATGCCTTCCGTGAATCTGTTCGAGGCCGGGAACAGCTATCTAGGGCTGACCAGTCAGGCATCCCACGGCCACGCTGACGCCACCCGCATCGCAAACACTCTACGCCGTCGCGGCCACTGCGTGGCAGGCGACATATCCAAAGTCTACCGGAGGAAACAGCATGAACGCTGAACTCGATCTGACCACGGCGCCTGCGCGTGGCAATACAAAAGCAGCCATGAAGTCCGCTGGCGCAAGATCGGCAGATCTCTGGCAAGTCGATCCCCGACTGCTGCATGTCATGGAAGGCTTCAACGTACGGCAGAATACGCCGGAATACGATGAGCACATCGAGTCGATCACGCTATCGATTATCGAAAACGGCTACTACTCTGACCGCCCCATTGCCGGATACGTGGCCCGCAAAGACGGCGAGAACATCATCTATGTCATTGATGGACACACCCGCCTTGCTGCCGTCATGCGTGCCATTGAGCGCGGCCACAACATAGAGACCGTGCCGGTTGTGATCAAGCCTGCAGGATCCTCGATGGAGGACCTGACAGTAGCGCTCGTGAAATCAAATGAAGGCCGGCCGCTCGCGCCGATGGAAATCGGCATGGTGTGCAAACGGCTGCTCGGCATGGGCCTGGACGAAAAAACCATCGCGCAGCGCTTGGGATTCAGCAAGAACTACATCGACGGCCTGCTGTTGTTGGTCGGCGCAGAGAAGCCCATCCGCGACCTGGTATCAAGCGGCCAGGTCGCGGCCACGCTCGCCATGCAAGAGCTGCGCAGCGATCCGGAGGCCGCAGCCAAGCGCCTGCAGGAGGCAGTCAGGGTTGCGCATGACGCTGGTAAGTCGAAGGCAACAAAAAAACACTTGCCGACGCCACCCCGCACCTCATCGCCACCTGCAGCAGAACCTGATGATCAACAGCCCACGCCGCCAAAGGAAATAGAACCAGCTTTCGGCAAAGGCATTTTGCAGCTATCAACGATTGACCTGCTCAGGATAGACGAACACCTGGCCGAGCTCATGAGGTACCACAATGAATGCAATTCGGAGTGGGAGCGCATAGTTCCAGAAATGCAACCGAACGAGCACGGTGTCTTTGTCGATGTTGCGACGATATACAGCCCTCCAATTTTCAACTCCGCGCTTGAAATCAGGATAGCGAGGAGAAACGACTGCTGGCGCAGCAGCGTCAATTACTCGCTTCCCACCGGCGGAGGCGGAGGAAGCTACCCATCACTTTCAGATCCGGCCTATTCGACGGCAACTGCCGCATTGTTATCTGCCGCCCGGAACCTGGAAGAGGTCATTATCGACGCCATGAAAAGGCACCCAGACCACAACAGGACACAGCAGGCCTGCCGTCACCTTTACCGATGGCTGCGCGAGGAGCTCAACCCGAGCACCAGGCCGCTTATTCCGCAACAGAAGGAGGCCCATCATGAGTAAAAAAGCGGACATCGTAGACCGCCTTCTCGCCACTCCCACAAGCGACATCATGCGGGAGGCTGCAGCCGAGATCAAGGCGCTCAGAGCAGAACAGCAACCAGACTGGCGCGCTGGCATCGATGCTGGCCAGGAGATCGAGCGGAACAACATCGCCGCCCAGGTCAGCTGGCAGGATTCCACAAACGCCGAGGTGGCCGCCGAGTATGAGCGCTGGATTCGCGCCCACGCCGAAGGCCGGGACTATGACGACTTTCTCGCCGGCGAACTTGCCGCACGGGCGGCAGGGAGCGAACAATGAAATCAGACGCCAAATGGGTGCTCGGCACCGCCGCCCGGATCATGCTTATGGGGCCGTTGATGGGCCTGCGCAAGCTCTGCGATGCGGCGATTCGCCGCCTGGATCGGCATCTGCCGGGAGGTTGATCGTGAACGACGAAAAAGCCCTCACCCTCAAAGAAGCCGCCGAGCGGCTGAACCTTTCCTATCAAACAATTTTTGCCCGCCGCCATGAGTTGGGCTTCCGCCTGCCCGGATCCCGTATCTGGAGGATCTGGCCATCCAGGCTTGCGGAACTTAGCCAGCCGCGCTACAACGTCACTCGGATAGCGTCGGTTGGCACGCACAGGAGTACAGACACATGCCAATCCGACAACGTAATGGGGTTTGGTGGATCGATTTCCGCACGCCAAGCGGCCAGCGAATTAGACGCTCTACTGGCACGCCGGACAAAAAAGCAGCGCAGGAATATCACGACCGCCTGAAAGCCCAGCTCTGGCGACAACATAAATTAGGCGAACAGGCCGACCGCAGCTACGACGAGGCCGCACTACGATTTCTGGCGGCATACGAAGGACAAGCCGACTACGAGTCCAAGGTGCGCTACGTTGAATACTGGCGGCAACACCTAGGCCGAATACCGGTTGCCAATATCTCGACCGCTCACGTGCTGGACGCCCTGCCCACTCACAAGACGTACAAGAAGCGTGGCCCGGAACCGCTGACGCCAGCAACAAAGAACCGTTACCTGGCCTGCATCCGCACCATGCTCAACATGTGCGCCGCCTGGGGCTGGATTGCCCGGGCGCCGCAGTTGCCAGCATTGCCGGAGCCTAAACGCCGCGTCCGCTGGATACCACGTGGCGAGGCCGCAAAGCTGATCCAGACCGTTCCGCAAGAATGGCTGCGCGACGCCTGCATTTTGGGTTTCGCCACAGGCATGCGTGAGGATGAAATCTACGGGCTGGAATGGTCTCACGTGAACCTACCAGCCAGAACGGCCTGGGTTGATGCCGACCGGGCGAAGTCCGGACGATCACGCACGATCCCACTAAACGATGATGCCATGGCCGTCCTGCAGCGCAGGAAAGGCGCTGACGGGCGCTACGTGCTTATGCGCAACGGTCGGCGCATTCGCGGTGGCGATGACCGTATGTTCCGCCAATCGGTCACCGATGCGGGAATCCAGAATTTCCGGTTTCACGACATCCGGCACACCTGGGCAAGCTGGCACGCACAGGCAGGAACGCCCTTGCTGGTGCTGCAACAGTTGGGAGGATGGGAGACGCTGGAGATGGTGATGAAGTACGCACACCTGGCTCCCAGCCACTTAGCCAGCCACGCCGGGGCGGTCACGTTTTGGTCACACGACCAAGAGCAAGCACAAAAAAACGGCAACGAGGATTGCGCCCTTGTTGCCGTAGCAGCTTGATATCATTGACTAAATGGCGGACAGGGTGGGATTCGAACCCACGGTACGCTTATCACGTACGCCTGATTTCGAGTCAGGTACATTCGACCACTCTGCCACCTGTCCGCGACTACGCCGGAACCGTTGCGATTTCAGCATAGTCGAGCATCATAGCAGAAATCATTCTGTCGCGCCAAATGCTGTCTTCGCCCGCATAAAAATTCCATCACCTTGCACGCAAGGAAATATTGTTCATATAAAATTAAACATTGTGTTTCATTTGATAGCAATACCAAGTCATCTGCCCTTCCGCAAAACGGCAGGGATTGATTCCTGAGCCTACGTCAAATTTTGTAAAGCAACAGAAATTCAAAAGTAACAAAACGTCAGTTGATTTCCACTTTATATGGAACATGCAGCGCACTGTCAGCTATCAGTATGCAAAGCATGTATGCCGGGCCCTCTTTGCTTTCATCATGCACAGCACGCACACTAATCCACCGCACGCCCCCACTCCTCCGACCGAATGGCGGATCGCGGGCGAAACCATCCTGGTCTTTTGCTGCGCGCTGCTTGCGGCGCTGCTGGGCATACTGACGCGCCCCCATGGCGCGCTGGCCTTGTTCTGGCCCGCCAACGCCCTGCTGCTCGGCCTGTTCCTGCGCTGGCCGCGGCTAGCTGATATCCATGGCTGGCTGGCGGCTACAGCCGGCCTGTGCATCGCGGACCTGATCGTCGAAAGCACCATGCTGTCCACGTTGTGGCTGACTTCATCGCACATGGTGGGTATCGCCGCAGGCTATCTTCTATCCCAGATGCAACCATCCATCCATCGCAAGCTGGCGCAGCCCAGCTCCATGTTGCGCCTGGTCGTGATTTCGATAGGCGCCGCACTGGCGGGGGCTATCGCGGGCGCCGGCTCGGCCCCTTTCATCATCGGCCTATCGTCGCTGGCCGGCTTCAGCCTGTGGTTCAGCAACGAGCTGTTGAACTTCATCGCCATATTGCCCGCCATGCTGACCATCCCCGACCCGTCCCGATGGCGGGAACTGCTCAGGAGCCCAGCGCCGTACGGGACGCGCTCGAAGGGTAATCTGCTGCCCCTGTTCTTGCTGTGCGCCCTTGCCGTCCTGGGCATCCATATCGGCACGCCCGAGGCCATGACGCTGCTTCCCTTGCTGGCGCTGCTCTGGTGTGCCGCGCGCTACTCCGTTTTTTCCACTTCCCTGCTGACGCTGGCGTTCAGCCTGTGGCTCATGACTTTCGCCTGGAGCGGTCAACTGAATCTGGCCGATGGCATGCAGGTGAGCCAGATCATCGTGATGCGTCTGCTGGCCATACTCATCCTGATGCTGCCGCTGCTCATATCGACGCATAGCGCCTTCCAGCGTACCAGCCAGCCCTGACATATCAGCGTCGGATGCAGCAAGAGCGGACTCCAAGCTCGCAAGAAAACGCCCTTCCGACAGAACCGGAAGGGCGCGGCGAGATACTGCGCGTTCAGGTGGCGGCCAGGTCCTTTTTCCGCAGCTTGCGAATGAATAGCGGGGCCACGATCACCAGCGCGGCAGCCACAAAGAACAGCAGAGCGATGGGGCGCTCGAAGAAGACCGACAGCTTGCCTTCGGACAGGATCATGGTCCGGCGGATATTGTTTTCCAGCAGCGGCCCCAGCACCAGGCCCAGCACCAGCGGCACCGGCGAATAGTCCAGCTTCAGCATCACGTAGCCCACGACGCCCGCCAACAGGGCGATAAGCACATCCGACATCGAATAATCGATGGAGAACACACCGAACAGAATGAAGCCGATGATGACCGGATACAGGATGGCCGTGGACACGAACACGATGCTTGCCAGGAAAGGGATCAGCAGCAGCGTCAATACCAGCAGCATCACGTTGCCCAGCCAGAAGCTGCCGAACACCGTCCAGACGAAGTCGGGGTGGTTCTGGAACAGCAGCGGGCCCGGCTGCAGGCCTATCATCAGCAGGCCTCCCAGCATGATGGCGGTGGTCGCCGACCCGGGAATGCCCAGCGTGAACATCGGCACCATGGATACATAGGCCGCGCTGTTGTTGGAAGCCTCGGGCGCGGCCACGCCTTCCATCGCTCCATGGCCGAATTCCTCGGCGTTGGGCGCGATCTTCTTCGCCACCGCATACGCCAGCATCGTTGCCGCGGTAGTGCCCACGCCGGGCAGCACGCCGATGACGAAGCCAATCACCGAACCGACAGCCACCGCCGTCTTGCAGCGGATCATGTGGCCGACGCGCGGCAGCAGCTGGCGGAAGCTGTAGGTCATCATGCTCGACGCACTGCTGGCCTTGTCGGAAAGGCTCAGGAAGATTTCGGACAGGCCGAAGATGCCCACGGCGATGATCGTGAAGTCCACGCCGTCGATCAGGTCGACCTGGCCGAAGGTATAGCGCATCGGCCCGCCGACGGGATCCATGCCGATCATGCCGATCCAGATGCCGATGAACAAGGCCACGAAGCCCTTGATCATATTGCGCCCGCCAAGCACGCTGACCAGGGAGAAGGCGAACACCATCACCGCCGTCATCTCGGTCGGACCGAACTTCAGCGCCACGCTGGCGATGGTGACAGCCAGGAAAGACATGAATACCAGCCCCAGCATGCCGCCAATGAACGACGAAAACACGCTCACGCCCAGCGCCTCGCCAGCCCGGCCCTGCTTGGCCATGGCATGTCCATCGATGACTGTCATCACGGAGGCAGACTCCCCCGGGATGCCCAATAGAATCGAAGTCACAGCGCCGCCGAACATGGCACCGTAATAAATGCCGCCCAGGCCCGCGATAGCCTCGACGCCGCCAAAGCTGATGGCCACCGGCAGCATGATGGCTGTGCCCGCCGCCGGCCCCAGGCCTGGCAGCACGCCCACCAGCAGGCCCACCAGTACGCCCACCAGCGTCGCGACCAGCACCGAGACTGTCAGTGCGTCGGCGATGCCTCCGATTAAAAGCGATAGGGATTCCAC